ATACCTGAAACAACTGAAATCTGGAAAGATAGGAAAATTAACTCAGCCTGAACTCATGCAGACGCGAAGCAGGACTCGCTTACGGGCAGAAATCTTGTTCGCTCGTCACTCTGTAAAGAGGCTACTCCTGGCTGTTCTTGACCAAACCTACAGCGAAGACGATACAACGCTCGAAATAGAGCGTTCTGTGGTCGAGGAGTTCTTTGCTGAGCAGCGGAATCTGCAGACTAAATGGAGTGGCGACCTGCCTTATCTCCGCACAGGTATGGACGACGAGCCTGCAAATGGAATATTCGATGAGTTGCTCGGAGGAAACCCCGACGAGGACTCGGCCTGACCAGGCCTCAAATACACCAGACTGACCTGGTGAGTCTATGAAAAAGAACAGTTACTGCTCAGTTTGCTTCTGCATAGACTGTAAAGTGAAAAAAGAGGTCTGCCGCTGCTCTAACAGACTAAAAAATCAAGAGGAGTGTAACTGCTCAGTAAAAAATGTGGGGATTCGGCAGTATGGAGAAGAGGAATAAAAGGGAGCGCACACCCCCCAGACCGATGGTCTTATAAGGGCATACCCCTTCCGCTGACTATGGACGAAGGGGCGACGGCGGAAGTCGAGGAAAGTGAGGTGGATATAGATGCCTCACATGGCTTGAAGGTCAAAGACCGAGAGCAGCGACTTACTAACTTCCTGATAGTCGCCTTAGAAAAGGGGGATATTCCCTGGGAAAGAGGATGGGAAGTCCTCGGCGCTCATTACAATGTTAAGTCAGGGAAGCGTTATTCAGGTTCAAATGCCTGGCTGCTACCTATGGTATCGGGCTTCAAAGGCTGGTCATCAAATCAGTGGGGAACATTCAACAATTGGAGGGAAGCCTCCAAGAAGCACAATGAAACCCTCTCTGCTGAAGACCAGGGCTGGTTTGGAATCAAGAAGGGCGAAACAGCGACCTCAGTAGTCCAGTGGAAAGTCATCACTAAGAATGAGGGAACCCCAGAAGAGGAGACCATCTTCTTCAAGAGGTGGTGGGATGTATTCAACAGGGAACAGACGGGTATGCCCGCGCAGGAGCATGATATGCCCGACATACCCCTTGACGAGCGTGAGGTCAAACTCATAGAGGCACTAACTGCCTATGCGAATGACCCTGACAGACACACCAGCGGCACACTCAAAATCACACGCGGGGGCGACTCCGCTCACTACAATTATGTTAATCATGAGGTAGTTATCCCCGACGACGAGCGATTCACCTCGGTAGAGGAAAGAGTAAATGTGTGGGCGCACGAAATGTTCCACTCAACAGGGAAATTCTACAACAGGAAATTGGGTGGAGGCTTTGGGTCTAAGGATTATGCCGCTGAAGAACTCAGGGCGGAAATGGGCGCGGCCCTCATTTGTGCTGAGTTTGGATTCGACTATACTTCCAGGAATAATCTCGTCGCCTACATTGGGGATTGGCTCAAAAGGCTGAAGTCAGACAAGACCTGGCTGGAGAAAGTATCAAGGGCAACAGGGAAGGGCGTTAATCTCATCCTGAACGGCCTCACAGAATATGAAGAAACAAAGAAGGAGGAAGAGGAATGAGTATGACGCTAAACGAAATGGTTCAGTTTATCCTGGAGATGACCCCAGAACAAAGAGTGAAATTAGGGTGGCCTGAAAACGCACAAGACATAATTGAGGACCAGAACTTCATGAGTGACTTGAACGATTCGCTTCAAGCAGCGATAAATCTGGGAGCGGTTGATATGAAACGCCCCGAAGACACTCGAGAACACCCCTGCGAATTCTGCCCTGAAGAGGCTACTTGGGCTATACAGGCCCACGCGGGAGTCATTCACCTGTGGTGTGATGACTGCGACGAAGAAGTGAGGCGCGTTAATATCGAGGCATCCGGCGACCCCAACTGTCTGCAGGATGCAGTTAGAATCGAAGACTTGAAGAACCAGGAGGAAGAGTAATATGGCAGATATTTATGACCGCATTGAGTCTGACCAATTCTCCTCTTATGGAGATTATGAGGACCCTCCGACTAACTATAACATCTGCACCGACAGGAAATTACACCATCTCAAAGAAGACCCTGACTTTTGGAAGAGTCTGAAGGTAGGAGATATTGTGTGTGGCCGACCTGTTAACTCCACAGCGCAAACCATGAAGTGTTGTGGCTGGCCTCTACTTGACGACTTGATGACTGATGAGGGTACAGATTGGATGGTATGCCGATGCGTTGAGTGCGGCTCCTGTGGTAATATCATCAAGGTTGATGACCCCTACTGGCAGGACGACATGGCTGACTACTGTTCAACGGAATGCAGGGATTGGGACGGCGAAGGAGACTGTCCTACCCCAACAACAGGGAGGTGAAGAGTAATGGATAAGGGACTCAATACACTCTTTGATGCGATTTACGATGCTATGAAGAGGCTCATGGATAACGCTTCGGTTCAGACTGAATGCTTGGCCGATATTCGAGCAAGAGTAATCCGATTAGAAGAAGAATTGAGGGATATGCGTGAGCGACAGGGATAAAATCGCTGCTGCCTGGGAAAGGATTACAGGCTGGGTTAGTCCTAAGAGGACAACCTGTGCGTTCTGCTACCTCAATCCAGATTGTAAGGTAGTGCGCTCTACCTGGCATTCAGCCAGGTGTGACTACATAATCTGCAAGGCCTGTTTCAACGACTTAGAGAGGTTAGAGGCAATCAAGAACGGTTGCCTCGGCCCAGGGGACTGTAAATGCGGGTGCCAGGTATGAGTATGTGCTACTGTGGAAATTTAGAGTTCTGTTCCCGTTGCAGGGGGAAGCCAAATGATGAGCATACATGAAAACTCCGAGTGCCCTGATTGCGGTTCATCGAACCAGCGAGTGAAGCCTAAAATCTACTACCCTCGCACTTGGATATGCAGGCTCTGCAACAAAATCTATCTGATGGAGGCTTCCTGATGGTTGGGCCATGCCTGTGCGGAGATACATTCTGCCCTAATTGTGGTGGGGAGTGTCCTGTCTGCCATGATGCAGGAAAAGAGGAATGTGACTGCCCCTCGATGTATGCTGATGAGGAGTATCTTGAAAAGTTCAGAAAATCACTCCAGGAGGAAGAGTAATGGTTTTGGAGTGGTCCCTGAAAGACTTGCTATTCCTGAAGAGGCTCGCAGATGCTGAAAAGCATGGCCCCTCTATCGCAAAATACTTCCTCAACATGAGGCAGAAGATGGAAGCCGCTCAAGAGATTTTTGATATTGAGGGTTTCTGCTTCGGAGTTACTGAGGGTGATGCACTCGGAGGACCAGAACACTTCTTCTTGGCTGAATTTACCTCGGAGGGGCAGGTAATAACTAAAACTGTCCTGCATAAGATAGACTTCACAGCGCTTGCTGTTACTCGTCAGGTAGTGCAAACCTGGCACAGACCCCCTTGTAGCATCCTCGAGGGTATGATGGATGCTATGGTTGATGGAGCAGCAGAATGTTCCCCGACGGGAGAGGCATACAAGAGGTCTTCTGCTCTCATAGAATCCTACCACCAAAACTCACCTCTTCCCTGGGACCTACCAGGAGGATTACCAGAAGTGGATAAGGGGCTTCAGGAGTTCGTGGAGTCAATCGCAGAAGAGCGATGGAAAAATGACTCAACAGATATCTGGACTAACTTTCAGGGGGATAACGAATGAGTTCAGGCAAATGCGTTCATGGTCACCATGAGGAGTTCGGTGAGGATATGCCTGACTGTAAAAAGTGTGGCGAACAGGTTATCTGTGGGCCATTCATTCATGTCTGCCTCAAATGCGACCCACATTGGGCTGGCAGGTGCAGGATTTGCACCGCCCCCCGCTGGAGGTGCTGCTGTTAAACATGAGGGTGTTCCGGTATGGTCCTGCGCGCTGCAGAACAAGGGGCTTTCGGTAATAGGGACTTGTGCTGCAACACAGGCCAGGGTTCGACTCCCTGCCCCCTCACCAATTCATCAGTTAGGAGAAAAGTATGACCTGGCATCCTGACTCATTTTCAACAAGTCGCTGGGAAAAAGCGGCTGCAGGTATGGCTGGCCGTAGAGGCTGGCTTGAAAAACCATGCAGAACACCTGGCTGTAAATATACTGTCTTCGTCTTCGGACCTGAGGAGCAAAAAAGATGTGAGATATGCACAAGAGTGCTGTTGAACGAATTGGAGCGACATATACGGTCAAAAGAGAAGAGGGATGAGTGACCGGCATGACTATAAGCCGTCACGTCATATCTGAAAACATGGCGGGGGCGCGGGCTAACGACGAGCAAAAAACCACGATATACTGTCGTGGTTGTAGCCAAGAGTTTCAACAGGTTCGCGTCTGGCAGATAGAAGGCTATACCTATATTCTTCTTGAGTGTCCTGCTTGTGAATTTCCGATACAGATAAGGGAGCGATTCTAATGCCTAATTGGTGCAGCAACAAGATTTTCCTCGTCACCGACGAAAAGCAGGACTTGTTGGATTTCGCTGATGAGATGAACACCGTCCCTCAAGCAGATGATACTCCACCAGGCTTCCACCTCGATAAAGTGTTGCCCACTCCACCAGAATTGCTGGAAATAGGCGCACCCACAAAGACTTTCAGCACCCAGGAAGAGTGTGACGAATGGAACGAGAGGTTTCCATCGGTGCTGGCTGAAGACGCAATCAAATACAGGGCTATTACTGAAGAAAGACACGCCTCCCTCACGAAGAAGTATGGAGCAGTAAATTGGTATGAATGGGCTACCAGCAATCGAGGAACCAAATGGAATATAGAGCCTATTGAATTGGACTCAGATATGATAGAGGAACATCACCACTTTACTGAATACGGGAAGTATGCCCTCATCATAGAATTTGAAACTGCCTGGGCTCCACCCGAACCCGTAGCAAAACTCATGAGTGAAGGCTGGCCCTTCACGGTGGTTATCATCTACTGTGAGGTAGGGGTAGGTTTCTGTGGATATACTGCCTATCACGCTGGCTTCACAAAGGCCGAAGAATTCGCTCAAGACATCTGGGATAACAAGGCAATAGCAGCCTGCCTGGCAACCAGCCTTATGACTATGGAGGGTGGCTGATGCACCTTTGCGAGTGTGATGATGGGGGCCAATGCTCGGTCTTCCGTCCCTACTGCTTGAAGTGTGGGGGTGCTATGTGATGGCTGGCCTGGTATGGGAGAACACACCTGAGAATATCAGGAAGGTGGCCGCTATGAGGGGAGATGTCCTTCGCGCCACAATCGCTGCTCTTTACGAAGTCGTTAAGGACACCAGGGAGGGAACAGTTAGTGATGTGTATTACGAGGTCATTCACGGCCTCACTACGGCCTGTTTTGAAAACATTCCAAACATAGAGGGTTGGGAAGAACATGAGTGACCAGGTCAAATACCCGTCTGAGGGCGCGCTCTCTAATACCTATATGCTCACAGATGAGGATAGCAAATTTGCTCCAGACGCAGTTTTAATTATTAACAAGTGGATGACCTGGAGTAAAGATACTCCGCCATCCCAACAGATAGCAGCCAGGATTCTATCCGAAATAATCGCTGCCAGCGAAGTGGATAACGGAGGCGTCAGATGTGATTGGTGCGGAGGCTTAGGAGGTCTCTTTAGGATATGGAGGTCGCGCCGTGACCCAGAACGACACAGCAAAGCAGAAGATGTCTGTTTGTGGTGTATGTCCGACAGGGAAGAAGCCGCCAGGAAGGAGGTGGGTCTTTGATGACTGTTGCAGATTTCTGGTATCAAAAATTCAAAGAGTTGGAGAAAGAAAATGACCGACTTAGGAGATTCCTCTTTGCTGCATGGTTGTGCTTCACCTTATATCTGGTATATTCTGCCTGGAGGGCTTATTTTGTCTGAATTAGGAGCATGGAATAAACCGCCTCAGCACTGCTCGATATGCAATAAAGAGATGAAAGGCTGGTTTCAAAGAGCAGGGGACGATAGAGTCTATTGCTACGATTGCTACCCTGGAGATGGAGTGAATCGTGAAACCATACGGAGGTCTGAAAATGATTCGTTGGACTGATTCAGAAGGCCGAAATTATAAGAGGGCTGATGCCTTCAAGAACCGACGCTTCGCTGAAATGCTTTGCTGGGATTGGGAAAAACACGGAGCACTCACAAAGGTTATCAAGTATGCTCGAAACAGTCAAACCTGGTATGGAGTATTCATCCACCCACAGGAGGCCTGAAGATGGGTGATAGGCTGGATATTGAGTTTATCTATGATTACTCTTACGACGGCAAAGAGGAAAAGGGAAGCATTCATTTCTACTCACATTGGCAGGCATCCTGGATTCTCGACAGCGGACTTCAACAAGCAATAGAGGCAGCCAGGTCAAGATGGGGCGACCAGAATTACTGCGCCCGAATCATCATGAGCCAACTCATTCAGGAACAATGGACTAAGAAGGTCTCCTGGGGAATCTCCCCCTTCTATTCAGATTCAGAATACCCTGAATTGACCATTGACCTAAAGAGGAGCATAGTCACCCACGCAGGGCTCCCCTTCACATTCCAAGAGATTACTGACGCTGAAGAGTTTGACTTCACTACGGAGGTGAAGCGTTCCTTGAGCGACTTAGAATACCACTCACAATGCAGGTGGATTAAGGACCTGCCGGACGATAAAAAAGAGGAGATGTTGGATATATGGAGATGAGCAAAGAAGATTGGAACGAGTATGTTAGAGTGCAGCGTTCAGGTGTAATGAATATGTTCGGCCACCCGCTGATGAGAACCCTGATGGGGCCGTCAAAAGCAGGTGCGGCCAGCGAAAATTACAGTCGCTGCAAAGAACACTTTGACGAACAGGGCAATGAAGAGCCGCTGGAGATGGTTTAGTGACTGTTGAATACACAGATATGGCCGTCTTCACCAGCCACTACAAGCCTTGCTCAACAGGTGTCTCGGAGTTAAAGTCCGGCGCAGACTTCACCTCATTTTGCAGAACTCTGCTCCCTGCAATGCTGGGGCCTGAATGGGTCTTATTTCAGGGAATACTGTATTCTCGCAGACACGATGACGAGATAGTGGCCCTCATGGCCCTGGTGGAGGAAATAAATGACTGAATACAAAGCCATTATCTGCAAAGAGTGTGGCTGCTACAAGGACACTCCTATTGGCTTCATAGTCAGACACACCTGTTCCTGCCCGAAGGAGGATAAATCATGAGTAATAATGAGGAATACAGGGTTGCAGATTTAAGGATAATCAGAAAGCTGGACAGAATCATTGAATTGTTGGAGAAGATAGCTCACTCAGGCCTCGGATGTGATAAATCGTGAGCGAGTATTCAGGGAAGGATGGCTGGTATGTAGGTGACCCCTGCTATGTGATAAGCAACAGCCGCTGGGGAGAATTCTGCGATTTACTGTTCAGTAATGAAGGCTACCACAACAACGAGGCTTCCTGGATTGAGTGGGAAAAAGGCGGAGAAACATACCTTATCGAGGTTTGGGACTCACCAGGCGGAGATGGTATGTGGGGTTTCTCCTGTGGAAAAATGGGGGTTGATGCTGGTCTACTGGCTGTCGTTCCCCTTGAGTGCTGCGACTACAAACCAAACCACATGGGGATTCTCTTTGAGGAACACCCCGACCTCAAAACAGACAATCACAATTACAAGGTCTGGCTCAATGACGAACTCGATGATTCCTGGGAGGATTGCCCTACCTGCGGAGAAGAACAATCGCCGGACAATATCTGGGACTGTGATACCTGCGCTTCAACCATAGGGTGTGAATCCTGCTGGGAAGGTTGTCCAGACTGCGACAAGTCAGACGATTAGGGGGGATTTTCTGACTGCTGAAGAAATTGAGTGGTGGGCTAACGGTCACGTAGGCAGGCTGCAATTGTTCAGAGCTGCTGTTGGGTTCATAAATCTCCTGGTAGGAGTCCTCATTCTCTCAAAAGTCATGGGGTGGTTAGGCTGAGAGCAGGTGGCTCACGGATATTTTTTCTCAATGGTAAAGAGGTATTCAATAATCCCCTGGCAGGATTTTGGTCAAAAAATTTCTGGGTCGGTCTGGCAGTAACTATTCTACTCATATTGGGGGTGACCTGAATCCAGGTCTATCCTCTATCAACGGACCCCGCTGAAGCTGCGCAGATGTTATGTGACGAGCATCTCCGGTGGATGCCTCGACATATCTCTATTCTTCTTTCTGCTTCTCTTGAGCGAAAAAACATCGAGACCTGGAATGAAGACAGTAAAAAACTGAAAAATCACCCCTGGGCTGTGTGGGCTTCCGAAAGTCTGGATAATTTCTGGTGGCTTGCGAGCCTCGGTAAAGAGATTTGCGTTGAATACTCTATCCGGCACAGCAAATACCATCACCCCCAAGAGGGGGATATTGACCACTCCTGGTATATGGCCAGGGGAGATATTGAGTGGCCTCACGCCACTTTCACTCCGCTTCCTCAATGTGTGCCTGAAAAATATAAGTCAGATAATGCTATTGAGACATACAGATTATACTATCTGAACCATGTAATTCAAGTCGCCCCTGCATCCTGGAGGAAAAACCGTAAAGCTCCTGAGTGGTGGGCGCGTCTTGTGAAGCCTGATAGGAACCTTTAATAGCCGTAGGCTACTATCAGCAATTACGGGCGGGGGCCGTGTAGCGACCCCATGCTTATTACTCGAGGAGTGAAAATTATGGTCGTGAGGGATAGGAAAAACAGATGGAATCTGAAGTCCCGACGACGCAAAGATAAACTCAGACAACGCTTGGTGCTTATCCTAAGAGCCGAGCCGGACGGACTAACGAGTCCTCAAATCATTGACCGCTTGAAGACCAGCGGCTGGAAGCATACCGGCTCCACTAATGAGATTACGAATGTTCTCAAGTGTTGCCCTGGTGTGACCAGGTCAGATACACCCATGAGGATGCTCGCTACCATTGGCTCCAGGAATTATGTAGTCTGGAAATTTACCGATGAGTCTGATTGGGAAGACTATATTTCTGGAGCAAATATCTAAGGGGGCAGTAAAATGTCGAGCATTCTTAGAGATACAGAAAATAACTTTGAGTATCATCTATTCCACCCAACAGCGAAAAATCTGATTGAAGCCCAACCCTGCAGTAGGGGTGAAGGTGGGGGGATGTTAATGCAGCCAGCGCTATGGTTCAAAGAGGGTTTCGTGATTTATGGGCGTGAAGCCTTCACAGACCTCCTAAAAAATGTGTTTCCTGAAGAAAAATGGACCGAGATGGAGGTCTTGATGTTCCTATCTGAAGCAGCGGAAGAAATGTATGGAGGATTCATGGGAGTAATGATGGATATTCTCTCAGATAGTAGAGTTATGGTGGGAATCTCTCACTTCGGACAGAATACTAAGCAGGAAAAAATCATCAGGCGCATAGTTACTGTGCCAGGTGAGCGAAATACCGAAGGAGTGGCTGAAAATATCTTATTTCCCTGGAGGGACAATGAAGGAACTGAATTTATCACCGCAACAGCAGTAAAAAACAGCTCTTGCCCCATAGTCCTGCTCCCAATATCTCCTTCACACAAAGCCTGGGTAAGATTCGATAAGGACTGCACCTTCATTAGCAGAAAATTGAGTCGGCTACAAGCCTTCCCGCGTGTAGGTCGCTCCAGCTATGCTCAACCAATCACCCAAGACCAACTCGAAATCTGCCATTCAAAGGAAATAATCTCCTTGCAGAAACTTAATCCAGATTTGTTTTTATAGATTTTGTAGTGCTGGAAAAGAATAAATGGGGAGCGGTGCAACGGTTTTCGTTATTTTGTAATTTCTCTAAGGGGTATGTGAAGTGAATTGTCCTGTATGTAGCAGTAAAGTGGCGAGCATTAAAGACCCATTCACAGGAGCCATATCTTGCTCTTGTAGTGCTTGCTTGTGGTATGCTCTAATGTAATGAGTAATACAATAAACATCCCATAGAGAAAAAACACAATACCGGAGTATGCCGCGCAATCCCCCGATTTATTCTTTATTCAGGAAGTAGAAAGAATTGAAAGAATTCACGCGAGGCACAAACATTTAATACCCGTAGGCACATAGAGGTTAGTATGGCGATAGACATATTCGATGAGGTCATTGACTTCGCACAGAAGAACCACCTGATAGATGTTGAAGACAAACTGCCTATCTTTATCTGTTCTGTAGGAGCACACCTGTTCAACACGGTCAATAAATGCTCAATGTGTGACTTCGACCCTGATGATTTCAAAGATGACCCTACTGCCTTCACGATTCCATATTGTCCACTCAGACACAAGAACGGCCCAATATACACACCCATGAGCAAACTGCCCGACACCCGCATTCATGTGCTGATGAGGGGTGCGAAGGGTAGTGGTAAGTCTGTTCTGGTTGATTTCTTCCTGGCTGAAAGAACGGGGTTGCTATGGTCATCCAGGGCTTCTCAAGGAGTAGGATATAACACGATGGTTGGCCCTAACTCTATCACGGAGGCAGGAATGTTTGGCTCCGTTGATGAAGAAGGAGAGATAACCGGACGACCACTCGCCAGGGAGATGTGTGGTGGTTTCTTAGGATTTGAGGAATTCTCGGCACTAACGGACTCCATGACCAAAGACCACTCAATAGACATGAAGAACCAATTGCTGACCTCGACGGACAACGGGAGGGTCAATAAAGCCATGAAGTCTGGCTGGGTGCGCTACGACACTCGCTATACGATATGGGCTGGCACTCAACCCGCACGATTTGAATTGGAATCAGGTCTGGACCGTAGGTTCTTCATCATAGAGATACACATGAACCCTGATAAGGAATTGGTGTTCAAGAGGGCTCAATCCAGACAATCCAATATGAATTCGGATGAGAGAGTTATTCTGGCAGACCAAGCATTCATGCTGAAGAAGTGGTTCATAGACAGGCAATTGGAAGTCACCTTAGACCCTCCCAGCGGCATTTACTTCACGGATGAATTGAGTGATTGGTTGGCGCGACCCGAAGTGCGCTCCTTTGAAGCAGACCTATTCCGACGCCTGGCACTCGGTTATCACATGATGCAACCCACCTGGGAGTGGGGAGGTAAGGTAATGATGGTCGGTCTGGATGATAAACTCAGCGAGCTGTTGGAATCAAGCCTGGCCATGAGGAGAAATGTGATGGACTCCGATATACAACTCATACGCACGACCTTCTGGATGAAGGACTTGACCAAGAGTCAGTTAATCAAGGAGGTTGCTCGCATGGTGACTATGGGTGACTACCAATCAGCCAGGCGGTGGATAGAAGAATCATTGAAAGACCAGCCCTGGTATGAAGAGTTCACTCCGAAGAAGGAAGGGCGAGGTCGTAAGGGAGTTGTCTGCCGCATCGGTGCGCCTGCTCCATCCGACGCACAGGCGAAGAAGACAAAGGCTTCTGGACCTGACCTCAAGTGGGGTAATAAGGATGAGTGATTGGTGGCTGGTAGCTGATAGAGAAGACCCCACTAAGGTCTTCATCTGTTATATGCTGGATGGGGTGTGTTATCCTCCGCCTATGTTTGGTGAGCCAAAACCAAGCGAGCACCTCATACTAATCAACACAGTTAATATCGCATGGCTCGCCCACAGACTATCGAAGGAGGAACAATATGCAGATTAAATCATCGAATTGGAATAACCCTGCTAAGGAAGTAGCACAGACAATAGGCCCAGATGCAAACATCATCTATGGGGGTATGTGCTGTGATGTGTGGGTTTACTCCTGGGTGATGATGGTTCAAGAAGTGCCTGATTGGCTCAAGAAATTGGGAAAAGACATGGAAGGGGTTTTTACTCAGGACTCCGAAGGACCGACACCTAAACTCATAGCCGACCAATTCCTGTGCATAATGAAGTCGCGAGGTATGGACCTGGGAGCCTACATGGTGACGGGAGAGGCTCTATTGGATAGTCCTGATTTTGAATACGGGATAGCAGATAATTACGAAAGCGTTGAGCAATTCGTGAAGGCAGATAAGAGAATCAAACAAGACCTTAGAGAATTATTGCAGGGGAAATCAGATGCGTTCCTTAAGAGAGATTGAAAGAAGATTATCAGATGAGACTGATGATAGGGTGGCGGAGGCCCTCCTATGGGTCATCGAGGACTTAGGGTGTTCATTCTGTAATCATCCTCAACGCCACGAAATCGAATTGAGATACCAGAACGGTGAGAATACTGCTACCTTTCTGGAAACCAAATTACGGTGGCCTGTCGGAACGGTAATAGAGCATATCGAAAACCATCTTGGCGCTGACCCAGCGATGGAAAGCCACGTCGAGAAGATGAGAGAAGAAACCATCAACACACTCAACACGGCAGAGGCTGTGTCGCAACGAGTCCTACATTGGATTGATGAATGGGAGGTTCAGAAGGATGAACACGGCATGGATGCTGAGTGGGTGGCTATGGCTACTCGCCTGGTGGGGGAAATCAAGGGGTGCTTGAAACTGGTCGGGACACTCAAGAAAGAAATCGGAGTCGAATCACAAGTCCTACTACTCCAGGGGAGACAAGACCAATTGATGAGGATTCTCGTTTCTAACTTGATTGAGCACCCTGCAGTCCTTGACTCCATTCAAGGAGAACTCTTGGCCCTTGAGGGTCCGGTTATAGATGTTGAGTTTGAGGAAATGATATGAGAAGGAAGCGACGGCTGATAGCAACCTATTTAACCCGTCGGGAATACCCAGATATAGTAGCGTGGATGCGAAGTGAGGGGGTATGGTGTTCTCTGGACGAAACGGGTTTCCGATGGTTTTCAGGAAGATGCGCCTTAACCACCACAGCAATACGGGAGGCTTACGGTCTAACTCAATCTCAATACTACCGATTCAGGGACTGGGTAATGGCAGGAAATATGTGGGACTATGGCAACGACTCCTGAAGAATCTTTCGATGTTCTCCATGAATTGTTTGAGCGATTCGTAAGGGACGCACTTGACGAGAACCCAGAATTTTTTAACGAGCATAAGGATGGAGAAGATGTATGTTCGACATTCTGGTTCTGGTTGGAGAATTTCGTGATGCGAGATATAGGAAGGGTATTAAATGACTGAATTTACAGAAGAATTAGAACGATATGGTGTGCGAGCATCTGTGGGGTATCTCATCATAGACAAAGGCGCTGGCTTAATGAATCACCAAATCAACAGCGCAGAAGAAGCGGTTAATGCTATCATGGGAGGCAGATTTATCGTGGCTGAAAGAGACAACAACGGCCTGTGTATTGAAGACCCGCTGGATAACTATGAGGGTTTAGTAATCTATCACAAACCTGACTGCACGATGGTTGAGGTTCGTCCGAAGGTATTCATCATTTCTCGACTCGATGTAGTGGGGTGGGATGAGTGATTCGCACAGGTGAGGAGGCCAGGAAGGTTCTCCTAAATGGGATAAGGCAGGTGTCCGAAACAGTTAGTAGCACGCTGGGGCCGTATGCTTCAACAGCACTATTCAAAGCACCCAGCGGCAGACCCGTTGTGGTTGATGATGGAGTGTCTATCATCAGACAAATCAAACTCGATGACCCATTCGAGGAACTCGGTGCATCACTAATGCGTGAGGTTGCTGAAGAAGCACAGAAGGCATCCGGTGATGGAACGACCTCAGCTATGGTCATGGCTCTCGCTATGGCTCAAGAATCATTCAGACTTGTTCAAGAAGACTCAATCTATACGACACCTCGGAATCTAAAAACATTGCTCGACAGGGATTTGAAGAAGGCTCTATCCTTGTTGAGAGAAGGGGCTATCGAGGTCACGGATGACGACCTGGTCAGGGTAGCCACACTTTCTGCTAACGGGGATGAGGTCTTAGGCAACATTATAGCCGAGGCATTCATCTGTGTGGGTGAAGGAGGGACTGTCTTCGTGAAGGATGGCCTAAGAGAATCCCCCGAACTCGAACTCATCGAAGGGATGAAGGTTGAAGCAGGTGCTACTACACCTTATCTCCTGAAGGGCCAAAGGGAAATCAAACTCAATGATTGTCTGGTGGCTGTGACTGATGAGATGATAAACGACTTCAGCGAGGTTGTTCAAGCATTGAATCATTCTGTGGAAACCAAGAGGCCAATAATTATATTCTGCACCGAGATAAGTCAAGCCGCATTGGATAATCTCACCCTCAATGTGGTTCAGGGAAAGGTCAATGCTATGGTGGTGAAACTGCCTGGTATGGGTTCATCCACTCACCACACGGCTCAGGACATAGCCATACGAACAGGTGCTACTTGCCTGTCTTCTGGTCTGGGAGAAAGAATCAAGGATATAGAATTGAATCAGCTGGGAGGTGCTGATGGGATATTTACTGAAACCAAGACCGTCTTGACTCGCTCACCGCCAGAAACAGATGACGATGTTGCTTCTCGAGAAGAGGAATTGATTCATGAGATGGACTACGCTGAACATGAATGGGATAAGAAGGTTCTCCAGGGTAGGATTGCTAACCTCCGAGGAAGGGTAGCCACTATTACTGTGTGTGCCGACACAGATACTGAAACCATCGAAATGAAGACTCGCATGGATGATGCGATAAATGCTACCAGGGCTGCCCTCAAGGGCGGTGTGATAGCAGGTGGTGGTATATCCCTATCAAGAGTGGCGGAACGCATTCCTGAAGGCATTATCCAAATGGGACTCGTTGCCGTTCAACAGACCCTGGCAAAGAACGCGGGTGTGTCTGTTGAGGAGTGGGGGTATAGTATGGCCGCATCTGATGAAGGTATCATTGACCCCCTCCTGGTAGTAGAGAACTCCGTGAAGACAGCGGCATCTATCGCTGGGTTGGTCTTGACGACAGACCTCTTAATCGTAGGGGAGTGAGTTTTTTGAGAAATTCTCGCGGGCCTTGTTGCGACAGATTTATATCTGCTCGTCAGTTAGATAAGGTCTGTCGGCAATGCTTATGTATGTATGGAGCGAACGGGGCGAGCCATTGGGGTGACGCATGGGAGTAATTATCTATACTTCAGACGACAAGAAGTTTCGTCAGGGAGAATTTGTGGTGATGCACAAGGAGTTAATGTTCCCACCGACAGCACCAAACACAACCTACATCCTACACAGCAACAAATTCACAGAAAAGGATTGCATTCTGTGGGAGCCACTCATTTCACATAGACTCATCGTGGTGACGAACAAACAGCCCAGGATAACCGACAAGAGTTCTGACTTCGTAATTATAGACAACAACCTGGGCTCCAACAAGCAATCATTCGTGAAGCAACTCAGGGCCTGGCATAATTGGACTGACCGAACAAGAGTCATGTCTATGATTGGCGAGGTTCCTATCCCCTTGACCTTAGCGTTCTTCAGGGTAAATCACCCATCTGATATTCAAACAGCCAGGTTATTGGCTGATGTTCAATTCACATTGCCTGACTCATACATGAACGCTGTCCTTGCATTCAGCGTCAAGCCACAATCAGGGAGGATAGAGTGGCCGAAGAAGAAGACTCCGACAGAAGAGCCGCCGAACCAGTTCCGCTCATCAGATATCTATTGGAGAACCTTACTTTCTCATGCGCCGGAGGTGCAGAATTTAATAAGGGCAGGAGACCCCACTCAACTGCCGAAGGGAGTGCCGAAAACACCAGCGCGCCTGCATGAGTGGTTATAAGTGGAGCCAGGGGAATTTCTGATGTTGTTTGGGTTATTCGTCCTCCTTTTCGCTGCTTGGTGTGCATCTCAATATCCGAAGGATGACGGGTGGAGGCATGAAACTCCTGACTTCGCTAAGAGGGAGCAAGTCGGAGAAGATAACGGCTCAGCGATGATTTGGGCATCAGCCTTCCAACAGAATTAAAAGCCGCCGACGCTCACCAATAGGAGTGACGGTCAGTTGTGCTAACAATTCTCGGCTCCGTCGGGCGGTCATGGAGATACTCTTTGAACAAGGTGAAATGTCGAGGTTTGAATTGATGAGTAAGCTGAGCTACTATGATAACCGACTTCAGCCGTCGGCACAGTCCTTAGCATCTATCCTGACCAAGACCCAGGCTATTCTCAAAGTGGGAACGACTAAGGTTGCATCGAGCAGCGGGAGGATGAAGAACAAACCGACCTTCGATGTGGATAGGAGTTATATCTGGAGCAAGACAGATATTATCCATACGCTACCCATCTCCAGCCTATATGCTTACGAAGCCAGGAGAACCACGCGCTGTGAGACTTGCCATAGGAGTAGGATTATGTTTGAAGTGGAGACAGTTTGCATCCGTTGTAGCAGAAAGCAACATTGATAAGCCGGAAGCACCGACTCAAAACCATGCGAAAGGGGCCGCTAAGAATCATCGGGCTGTGTGGGGGCATGAAGTCCGGCAAGAGTACAGTCGCTCAATTATTTTCTCTCAATCATGAGAATGTTAAGGTAATGTCCTTCGCTACTGGAGTCCGCTGTGAAGTGGCTCGAGGTATGGGGTTGCACCATACCCAATTCATAACTGACTTCGATAAGGAGACTATAAGACCACTACTTCAGGCCTGGGGTCAAGAAATGAGAAACATCATGGGCGAGGACTATTGGATTAGGCTCGTAGAATACAGGGTTAATGAGGTCGAACAGAATGATGTAGTTATAATAGACGATGTGAGATACCTCAACGAATGCGCCTGGATTATAGAGAACGGAGGCGTTATCATCCGTCTTGACTGTGATGAAGACTGTCGAATCAATAGGGGAGCGAATGACGATGAAGACTCGCTCCGTCATCCTTCCGAAGTGGCTCTTGATGGCTTTTCGAGTTATCTCGCTACCGTTGATACATCTGCAATGCCTTCTCATGAGGTATATGCACACATACACCAGGTGCTGAATAATGTTGGGTTTATCTGATTGGGCTGGGTTTTGTAGGGCTTGCGGAAAATGGAGACACGCTGACCATGCACTATTCAATGCTCAAATATGCAGTTTTTGCGGGGCGAACCTGACTGATAAACCACCGAGGCGATTTGATGGTTAAACAACTGTGGGTCGAGAAATACAGACCGAAGGACATTGTTTCTGTGAAGGGGCAAGAGCATATCACAAGTGAAATGAGGAGCGTTGTTGATAGTGGCTCCATGCAACACTACCTATTCTACTCCCCCGAACCTGGCACAGGCAAAACAAGCCTTGCTTATGCAGTAGCTGCTGAACTCGACTATCAAGTGCATAGATTCAACGCCTCCTCCAAGCGACAACGAGGCATAGAATTTGTGGAGGAGGACGTGGCTCCCTTGTCGCGGTCAGGTCTGTGGGAAACCATTTTTCTTCTCGATGAGTCGGATAGGCTAACTACTGCGGCGCAAGATGCTCTTAAGGGAATCATCGAGGAAGCGACGGGCTACTTCATACTCACCTGCAATGACCTATCCAAAGTTAGTCCCTGGCTCCAATCAAGATGCCAGGTCAGAACCTTCAAACCCATATCTAAGGAGGTAATAATCGAGCAGGTATCACACATAGCCGCTATGGAGCAAGTGGATATTACTGAAGGAGATATACGGACGATAGCAGAATACCACGAAGGAGACCTCCGCAACGCTATATCTGCTCTCCAAGCATACGCAACCCTCCCCAAAGACCAAGCCCAACAATTCCTCAGAAGCCTATTCATCAGCGACATAGACCACCAAAGATTCCTCGCCCTATGTTTCAGGGAGAAGGCCATAGAAGAAGCATACTCACTCCTTGACCCCACGCGGGCGCGGGGGTGCGTTAAATCTGTATTCACATTCGGCATGGCTTCCCAGGCCTCGGATGATTCTAAGATGAAACTCATCCGGTCAGCCGTATTGACTGAAAGAGACCTCATTAACGGGGTGGAGCCAATCATAGCCCTTCACAATTTCTGCAAGGAGTTGAGCGCATGAAGCAAGTGGAAGACCTGATGATGATTGCCTGTTGTCCTTCTTGCGGTGAACTCCAGGAGTTAGGGCATCAGTATTGGTGCGCTTGCACTTGTCAGACCTGCGGAGGTAAAATCCATAATTGGCTCCACAACTGTGAAGGGAAAAGGACTTGTAATTGGGAGCCCTGATGGTGCAATGCAAACCTTTATTACCCGTTGATGACGACCAGAATTTACCAAAAGGTGAAAGAAATGACAGACCTAAAAACAGTCGCAAACCAAGTCGGCGTATCTGAGGAAGCCCTCCGAAGCCGCATAGATGTTGTAATCGGTGAGCAATCGCTCGCTTGGAAACAAGCCAACCTGAATGAGGCGGATATTCAGACTAAGGCCATCCGAATTGCCGCCAGGCAGCTAACATCAGAACGCGCCCGAATAGCCAAATCCGGCTGTGAGCGCTTCGATGGAATGTTCGTATCAGTCCCACCTAAGAAGGATTGGGCTCACATGGCTTACAGAAAGATGACGGCCACCCTTCAGAATGGGAGTGTTGATATTGAGGCCCTGGTCTCCAACGGCGAAATCATCTTCTACCGAAAGACTGACGATGGCTACCTGCGACTATACAACTCCAACCTTGAAAACAAGAGGGCTTTCGCTTCCGACCTGTCCGAAGAAAATTACGACTCGCTCCCGAAGCGGTCTGTGGAACTCGACAACGGTGATGCGTTTAGCCTGGTCTGGAACAAGACCAATCACCAACTGCCTTCTGGTGACTCAAATTGGCAGTATGGTATAGCCCGACCACTTGAGGACTCCGAAAGGACTTGTAAATTCCTCGGTATGGGTAAGGGCGACTCCGAACTGACTCTTTTCACGGTTCGATTCAGGGGTGAGGAAGCATCACGCGGCCCACCCTCATTCGAGCCAGGCTACATAGCCCTTAAGAGGGGTAAGAACGAAAACTGCTACTCTAAGGCGGGTGTTAGCACATTCACGCCTGATTCTGAAGCGGCATCTATGTTCCCAGGGCCTCCATTGGCTATTGGTGATGACGGGCCTGAAGGTATCATACCTGAATTGGTTTCAGAATTCCTCGGTGGTCTTAGTGACCTCAGGGACTACTACACTACTCACCGTGAGGATGACGATTGGTGGGGTCAGTCAGTAGCGACTGTTGTTGAAGTGGTTCATATAGACCCTCGCGAAAGGGGTGGCTGGTCAATAACTGTGGGCGATTTGGATATTATGTCTGATGCACCGACCATTGATATCTGGCTCCCGAAGGGCGACCTGTCCTTCGGTGTCGGCTCGTCAATGTGTGTAATGGGTGCTCCCTGGATTACGAAGGAAGATGAGGTTAGGTTCTCGGTCTATGGCTGGTGGATTTGTGATAACATCTCTCCTGTGGCTTCTAACGAAGATGCTGAGGGGTGGGATTGATGGCTAAGGCAGCGAGCTGGGGGTCTAAGGCCGTTTCAGATACCGTTGATGAGTCAGCGAAATACGATAAGGAATACTACCGCGCCCTCTTTGAGAAGCGTAAAGAGGCTCCTTCCGTAGTGCCTGTTAGGATGGCCCTCGTTGGGCGTGAAAACACAGCGAAGACCGGCCTGGCAGTTGATTTGATTCGACAGAACAAGCCTGAAGGTATCATCAGCATATTCGACTTCGATAACTCGGCGGCTTCTACTGTGAATCACAATTTCGCAGACGACGAGAACATTCAAGTGTTCCCCATCTATGATGAGGCAGATGAATCACTATTCAACGATGATAACACAGTCAAGTGGCACGCTGTGATTGATAAGGTGGGGAGGTTCGCTAACCTTCTGGCCGAGGACATACGCGAAAACCCTGACGACCACGCTGGCTTCGTCTTCGATGGAGGTTCGACCTTCATGAAGTGGTGCGAGTTCTCTATGAATTGGATGCTCCAAAATCGCTCCAGAAACAAAATCAATGTTGATGATGGAGATAGGTTCAACCAGGCGGAATGGAGATTCCGAAACCAGATGTTCCGTGACCTAATCAACAGAATGCACTCGCTACCCCTCCAATACGGGGTATTCACCTTCCACCTGAAAGACATTCGGAATTATGTTGACTCAGGAACTGGAGGTAAGGTTCTAATGACCATTGGTACTCGCCCTGATTGGGTGGATGGGACTCAGCGAATGATGAGCTCACAGATATTCTTGACCCGATACATGAAGGAGGCTGACCAAGCCGCTGGTGTTATGGTGGATAAGGCACTCGGCAAGGACGAGTGGGAAATTCGCGGTATCATTGAGGAGATGAAGGGAAAGAACATGGAACACCTCGGAACCGAACACACAGTACTGAATGTGAAAGGTGGGAAAATCTCCTGGACAGGGCTACCCTTCCTGGAGTGGTAATGTTGGCCGAGGTTGATTGCGCTCAATTCACATCTCATCATGTGTGGGAATTCTCTCGGATGAGGGGTTCCCATGTCGGTGAAGAAATGCTGGTCATGGCTTACTGCCGCCATTGTGGTGCTGAATTAGAACTGACAGGAATTATCAAGGCGACCATGAGGCGGGGTTGATGAGTAGGATTGACGAAATTAGCTCCGAGCTAAACGGCGTCAAGGCCGACCTCAACGGGGCTTTGCGAACCATCGAGAACCTGGAGACTTGTGTGGCGACCCTGATTTTTGAATTGGAGATGAGCGTTCCCGACTTCCATATACCAGCGAGATTCAAACCGTAAAAGACAGACCAATACATTGATAACCCAACGAAGGAAGGCAGAAACATGACGGCGATGGCTACGGACAATGGCTCACTACGAAGAACCTTAGAACTCACTCAGCGAAAGCAATCTATCGCTGGAAAAATGCAAGAGCAAGTGATGGCTTGTGTCTTGAGAGCAGCGAACGGGACTATATCAACCACTTCGCTGGTTCGTGACGGGAAGACCTCCCTGGCTCAATTCGTCTTTGATAAGTCTGATGATGAGTCGTCTGAATCCACAATTTGCATCCCAGATATTAACCGTCTTCTCGGTGTGCTGGGAGCGCATGGAACGAAGGTCACACTAACTCCTGACGGAAACAAAATCCGCATTAAATCAGCCAACAAGCAAACCACCCTGACAGGTGACTTAGGCGGTTTGGCTTTCCCCCATTCAACTGAAACCATTGGTGAGTGGGAGGCTAAGTCGGTTGATTTATCTACTCGTCTCAATGTCGAAGACGGCTCATATCAAATGGCCGATGGCTCAACTCGTGAGCCATTCTGTCGCTTCGTTGTAGAGGCGGTGGAACTCTTTGAAGCATTCAGATGCGACAACATCAACAACCAGAAACTCAACCGATACAAATTTAGAGTGGACGGTGACGGACTGTGGGTTGAGGTCGGTGATGACCTCAAGGGACGAACAGTCGCTCAGCTATTATCTTTCGCAGAAGACGACCAAATCAGCACCAAGAACATAGGGTATGATGAGCACTGGGAGTGGGACTTTGAAGGGGGTCTGGAGAATGTGGTAAAGCCGTATTCAGGTGAATGCACATTATCTTTCTTGGACTTCAGACCTGAAGGACAAGGCATCAGACTTCTATTGGTTCTGCCTGGCGGCTCTTGGGTATTCCAGGCAGGTGTCCTGTGAATGTCTTATCTCTATGTTCCGGCATCGCTGGACTTGACCTCGGAGTCATGCTTGCAGAACCCTCATCCCGAATCGTGGGTTATGTTGAGGGGGAAGCCTTCGCAGCATCAGTCATTGTGTCGCAAATACAAGCGGGAGCCCTGGATGACGCGCCTATCTGGTCTGATGTTCGCACCTTCGACGCTCGCCCCTATCGTGGAGTCGTGGATTGCATCACAGGCGGCTACCCATGCCAGCCATTCAGTCACGCCGGAAAGAGAAGAGGAGAAGATGACCCCAGACACCTGTGGCCCCACATCAGAAGAATCATCGAAGAAGTCAGACCTGAATGGTGCTTCTTTGAGAATGTCGAAGGACACCTCTCGCTCGGATTTGATGTGGTCGGACGAGAATTATCAGAAATTGGTTATTCAGTTAAGGCGGGATTATTCAGCGCGGCTGAAATCGGCTCAAGCCATCAACGAAAAAGGCTCTTTATCTTGGCCCACTCCAACAGCAATGGACGGGCTGAGGGGCGGCAAAGCAGACGACCCGATAGATTGGAAAGCGAGGAGCAAAAGGAAAGCGGCGGAGGGAATCAACCTTCACAAACCGCTGAACATAGCCGCGAAGATATGGAGAACTCCTCAAGCGCGAGACCACAAGGGAGGCAAGCGGAAACAGGAAGGACGGGAAGACCGGCAACTCATGCTGACGGACCAAGCCCTCCACCGATGGCCGACTCCATGCGCGTTCGACACGATAGACAGGAAGGGAATGCGTCCGAGCCGAGCGGCGACCAATCGAAAGTCAGGCTACTTGACGGAGGAGATAACGCGGTGGCCGACTCCGGTAGTGTCGAACGCTCACGGAGCGATAGACCCGAACGCTCCATCGAACCGAGATGCCGTTGCGAAGGCTCGCCTGAACGGGGTGGCCCTCCAAGCGTCTTCCCACCTGGACCAGGTGGAGAATGGGGCGGAATCTGCGCAGACTTCTGGCCAGCCCTATCGGTTGAACGCAGCGTTTGTGGAGTGGCTGATGGGCTTACCAATAGAGTGGACCGGCTCAGGGCGCTCGGTAATGCCGTTCTCCCATTGGTTGCTGGCCATGCGTGGCTTACTCTTTTCGATGAAATCAACCGAGGTTGAATGGATATGATACTCAACGGGGGCGACAGGTCTTGCTCAGCAAGAAAGGGGGCTGAAAATCTTCTCTTCGCTAATCTGTCTGACGCAAATGGTGGTGTGTGCGTTGGCTCCTCCCCCGACCTTGAGGTGATAGCATGGTGATGCCGACAGGTTCAGAAGAGGACTTGCAAGGACGAGGCGACAAGAAGATGTTCGCTAAGACTCACAAGAATAACAGAATGAGGATTGCTATTTACGAAATCATGCGGGACAGACCTGGTTATGAGTGGCGGGCTGTTGAAGTAAGGGAGGCCCTCTTTGACCATTCTAATTGGTGCAGAAGAGCCCTGGGCAGCACACAACAAGTCGTGGGTATCATGTTGAGGGCTCCAGGTGTAGAAAGACTCTATGTTGCTCGCAACAATACCAAGTGGAGGTTGTTCGATGAGTTCAAATGAGATTATTTTGGAAACAGACGTCATCCACGACGAATACACAGCGATTGCTGAAAAGATGTTCGATGTTCCCCTTGAGGTGAGGATGAGAACAACCATCATCAATAACATTCGCTTGCCTGAGGAGTGGTCAATAGGTGCTATCTATGGCTCGTCAGGAGCAGGTAAAACTACTCTATTGAAAACCTTTGGCGAGATATACCATCACGAGTGGGGTCAGGGACAAGCGATTATCTCATCCATAGGTAGCATAGGGCTGACCCCAGAAGAAGCGGGAAGTATTCTCTCGGCGGTTGGTCTGTCTTCTGTGCCGTCATGGTGCAGACCATTCAATACTCTCTCTAATGGTGAGCAATTCAGGGCTAACCTTGCCGCCGCTGTTGCTCACGGAAAAGTAAATGGTGGCCTCATTCTCATAGATGAATTTACCTCAGTAGTAGATAGAAATGTGGCGAAGGCCGCCTCTTCTGCACTGCAAAAATTCATCCGAAAGTCAGACGCAAAGGTTATCGTAGCCTCCTGCCATGACGATATTCTCGAATGGCTGAATGCCGATTGGGTCTATAATCCCCTCGATGGGAAAACAGTAATAAACGAGACCAGGGGGTGGTCTTTTCATAGACCACAGATTGAACTCAAGATATTCCGAGCGCAATATGAGGCGTGGGACTTGTTCAAAGAGCATCACTATTTGACCAAAGACCTCAATAAGGCTGCTCGAATTTTCATAGCCACATGGGACGACAGGCCGGTTGCTATATCCTGCACTCTACCATTCCCTAATGGAGGTATTCAGAACGGTTGGCGGGCGAGCCGGACTGTGGTTTTGCCTGACTATCAAGGGTTGGGTATAGGAGTGAAATTGTCTGACTTCATAGGCTCGATGGTGCTGGCTAACAATGGTCGGTATTTCAGCCGACACGCTCACTTCGCATTCGCCAAACACAGATTCAACAATCCTAACTGGAAAGAGACAGCGGTGTCCCGTAAGGTGCATACTCACCCAGGGAATGAGGAGTGGGGTTGGAAACAGAACCTCCGTGAATGCTATTCATTTGAGTTTGTAGGTGAACCAGCACCACCGGAAGTAGCTGAGCTATTCTGGAATTGGAAGATAGATACTGGAGGAGTAGAATGGGTTTGAGATTGATACCCCTTACTCTTAAGAAGGCTAATGAGTTTGTCGAGAAATTCCATAGGCACTCAAGGAAAATGCAGGGACATAAATTCTCCCTCGGTCTGATAGATGACGATACCAATACTCTATGCGGAGTGTGCATCGTAGGCAGACCTATCTCGCGGTGGGTAAATCAGGTATTCGTATGTGAAGTGAGCCGCCTGGCTACTGACGGGACTAAGACCGCCTGTTCTATGTTGTATGGTGCTGCCGCTCGCACAGCGAAGGCAATGGGCTACCTCAAAATTCAGACCTACATCTTAGAAAGTGAGCCAGGCACATCATTAAAGGCTGCTGGTTGGAAACACTTAGGAGATTCTAAGGGAGCCAAAGAGGGTCAAGGGTGGTCAGGCAGACCAGACATATACAAGAACAAGCGGGGCGGTATGAAGTCTCAGAAATTCATGAGCATGAACAAGCAATTGTGGGGTCGGACACTCAATCCAGGTGAACCTATCGTGATAGACCAATTACTCTTGGAGAATCAAGAAGAGGTGAAACAAGAATGGATATGATAGGACGCGCAGGGGGGTTGCATGGGGGGGTTGCCGCACCGACCCTTTCATCTGGCCACACGACGCGCCCTACGGGTCTTATAAGCCATACAGGGTGGGGTATTGCCTATCCCAAAACGACCCCATCTATCCTCAAGTTTATAAGCCGGAGGTTCTCCGGTGATAACATGGTCACGATATACGACCCAGCTACTGGGACAGAATATACGATTGATAATGAGGTTGAATTAGGAAAGACGAGACTCGAAGTGGAGACAGACAACGGCTTGTTGTATGTGAATATCTCCAGCGGGTTTATTGAGGGGGAAAAGGCATACAAGGATGCTGATTGGCTCGCCAAAATGTATGTCGTCCAGAACAAGACGATGAAGGAGATTGCTGACATTTGCAATGTGACTCCTATGACCATCAACCTGTGGCTCAATAGATTGGGAATAGAAACCAGACGGCGAGGTAGAAGAACCGCACCGAATGATTGATAAGGCGTGGCCCCGTAGCCTGATTGGGTTCGGGGGATGATTGTTGAACGCGAAAGAGGGAAGACCGTTCTTATTCGGAGGCGTGACCCAGTTACGCTGGAGCGAATAGAAGAACGCATTTCAGATGTCTATCCTTACTGCTTCGTGCAAACAGAAGTAGCACCTGTGGTTGATTGCCTCGCTAAGAAGGACGGCTTCAAAGGAGTCTATGGTGAAGACCTCACCAAACTCATTTTCAATGACCCCTACGACGTGGGGCAACTGAAGAAGAGCATGAAGACCTGGGAGGCGAATATCCCATTCGTCAATAGAGTCCTGTCCGACAAGATGACTGACTACCCTAACTACCAGCATAGAATTTGGTATCTCGATATGGAATGGTCAATCCACTCCGAAGCCATAACCGCTATAACTGTCCTCGATTCCTACACCGAGAAGGTTTTCACATGGTTCGTCTGCAATGACTCATGGACTACACCTGGGCCTGTTCAAATCATGCCCTGCGTTAATCACCCAGAAGGGCTGGAAGAAGTAGTGTTCGACACTCCTGCATTGGCGTTCGAGACCGAAGCAGAAATGCTCCGACACTTCGTTAAACACCTCAACAAGCACGACCCAGATGTTATCACAGGCTGGTATGTGGTAGGTGCTGATATTCAAGTATTGAGCAAACGGCTCGATAAACACGACATAGGGCGCAAATCGCTGTCGCCCATGAACAGACACCGCTATGAGTATGATGACGATTGGAGCCAACCGATACCAGGCCGACTGTGCATAGACCTCATGGTG